AAGCCGAAGCCGAATCGTCTACGGAAGCTCAGGATACGAAAGGTGAAGGTGAAGTCGAGGAAGGTGAAGAAGTAGAATCTAAATAATTAATTTTGTTATGTAAATGTAAGTATGTTGAGTATTATATTGAATATAATCACCATAATTATTGTAGTAGCTATGTTTGGTTTATTTTTACGATTGTATGAAGATCGAAAAAGTAAATCTGGTACAGAAAATGTACGTGCATCTGATGTTGCACAGGATATACTAAAAGACCCACTCGTCGTGAGTCGTGCGTATTTTACTGAACCTAAACTTGGTCCAATAGGCGATTTTGAGGGACAACAAACGTCGTCCGAATACTTATGGATTAAAGGTAAACCTATCCAGGTCTAAGAATGACTGGTTGCATAGTTTTACCCATAAAAAATCCTAAAATAAACGAAACAAAAATGATAATATACGCCGTTTTATCTAAATTTGAAAAAATGTCTTCTTTTTGTGGTATTTGGTGTTGTGGTTCATAGTAGGTTTGTGGTGGTGGAAAATAATACGGTTCGTTATTTTCCATTTCCGCTTCTTTCATTTCAATATCGTTATTTTCTTTGCGTGTAAATTCATCTGGATTATATTCGATGGGTGTACCAACTTCAGCTTCCATTTATAAAATGTGAACCTATTTTTTTAAGCTTATTATTACTCATCTTCATCTTCATCTTCATCGTCATCAACAACAAATCCTTTCAAGTTACCATTTTCATCCATGTCACTATCGTCATCTTCAAAATCGTCCTCATCGTCCGTTTCGAGAAGATCGATATCGTCTTCACTATCAATATCTGATTCTGTTTCATAATCATCGTCGGAATAGTCATCTTCTGGTAAATCTTCAACTGGATCTAAACGTTCAGGAACTTTTGAAATTCTCCCTGAACGTGTGCGTGTGCCAATAACTGTGTTTGTCATTTTATAAAATAAAGTACGTTTATTCTTTTAAATACATTACGCGCTATTAAGTTTTTCATTTATTAAAACGAGTTCGAATTCGGCGTTTATTTGGTTGGCTAATACATCTATTTCTTCTATAACACTTGTATCACTCGAAACTGTGTATAATGCAAGTTCGCGTAAATTTTTAAGTGCGCGATCGAGTAATTTTTCTGAAATTTCAACGTGTGATTTATACTCTATAGCCATGTTTATGTTCGCTAAAAACTCTTTATATAAAATTTCGTTTAAACCCGAGTATGGTACCGTTTTACGTATAAGTTCGATTATATGATCCGTTCCTGTATCTTTTTTAATTAAAGAAGATGCTAAGTACACCATAACAATGACTAAAAGTACGGCTAACATTCTATAAAGTACGTACAATTTTATCTGTGAGAATATGTGCGCGACATTTACATTTACACATTTGTTGTATTTGATTTTTAAGTATACTGAAAAAAATTGTTTCTTTACATGTATCACACGTTTCTTTCGTAGTCACTGTATATTTTTTAACACCTTCACGTTTGAGTGTTTCTATTGAAAAAGTTTCTTTTTTAATGATGTGTTTCTTTATAAACTTTTCGAGTAAGTCCTGTTCTGGTTCTGTAACAATTTTCTTTTTCGGAACGTACGTTTCAACTTTACCATCTTCGTAAAGAACGTCTGTTATCTTTTTGGGTAACTGGTGTCGCCTCCCCGAAAAATCTTTACAAAATCCATAAAATCGTCCTTTCATGGTTTCGCAATTACAAAAACATTTTTGAGCTATGGTATCACCTGATATATGGAACCATATATGATTAGAACTGTGTGCACGTCGTAAATTTTCACAATATTTAGACGTCGTTGATACCAAAAACTGGTTTTTGTGTTTAAACATTTTCGTAACGGATGCAGTCGATTGACCTTCCATGTGTTTACGTATAAATGCCTCTACGAGTAATACCGCTTCTTGATTTTTGAACTCGTCCTTGGTCTGTGCATTTGTAAATGTATTTTCTTCACGAGCCCCTTCGATTAATACAGGATCCGTACCTTGGGTTCGTAAAGTTGCCATGTGTAACATTTCAACGGACGGTTTTTGTTCTGTTTTCTGTAACATAGATAGAGGTCCATGTTTATAAACAAAAACTGGTAAATATTCACTCTGTGTTTCTTTACCTGTATTATTACACTTTTCACATCCACGACCCATACACGCTTCATGTTTACCACGTTTATGTGACCACGGCATACGGAACCCACTTCCCTTTGTATTACGTGAAGAGTTTCCATAGACTGAAATATCAACAATATCTTTCCAATCACGGGAACCATACGCCAAGTTTAACGTATTTATAACATGGTCCCTGAGAGCTAGAGCTGAAGATCTATTTACAACAAAATCTGGCCAATTTATATGTATACCAGTTTTTATGAGTGTATCCACGGGTTTAGGTTCGGCAACGGATATCAAAGCATCTTTACCTCCAAACTTAGACACTTTATCACATATGACTTTACATATACTCTTAATTTGTTCAAAAGTTAGTTCATCGTCGTCTTTATAATCGAGATCCATGAAAAAGTTATAATTTTCCGTTTTTTGTTCGACGACGTAAATCTTTTCACCGGAAATATATGATTCTATACACTTTTCATAAAAGTCATTCAATCTATCAAATGGCACGGAAAGAACACCACCGTCCATGAGCACATGTGATAGATCGGAGTTATTTGCAAAACCTTGGTCTTTACACCAAAGTTTAAACATACTTACCTACTAATCTATTTATTTTTTTATATTGTTTATTCATCTTCATATTCGTGATGCCAAATAGAACGTCTATACGAAACTTCCGGATAATTTTCTTCTTCCGATAAACTTTTTTTTAAAACGAGGAGTTCATAGACTTTATCTTCTTTGTGTAACTCGATGTATCTATCGGCACGTTCACGTGTGTACGCATGTCTTTCAATGAGAAGTTCGTGTATTTGGGATAAAATATAGTTCTTAGACTTCATTATTTAATAGAGAAGGTTTTTCTATCGAGAGAAGTTACACACGCGTAGAATTCTGGGTTATTGAGTACATTTTTAACAATACGATCCCATTGTTTTTTCGTACTAAACTCAGCAAGTGTTTCAAAATTCATGAAATCGTTTTCATCGTGTGTTCTCTTGATAGGTTGTTTTTGGATTTTACGGAGATTCATTTTCTGTTTTTCTTCATTGAATCTGCGTATAAGTTCGACCTGTTCCTGAATGGTATAATTTACGAAAAATACAAAAACGTTATATTCAAGGTCAACCCCTGGACTTTCTTTTACTGTAAACTTGAATTCGGTATATTCACCTTTTTTTAGAGAAATAACTCCCCTGGTTTCTTCTTCGAGTTCTCTTAGAGCCGTTCTCAGAGGATTGGGTATTTCTCTTCGCCTGCACCCTCCGGTGACGAAAATCCAATCTTTGAACCTTCGATCCCGGACGGTGAGAAATCGTGGTTTATCACCTATAAACGTGACGGGTATTGCAATTGCTTTATGTTTCTTCATTGCTCATTAGCAAGTTATAATTGAATAAGATGATTATTCTGAAGATTCCTCTTCATCTTCACTGACTTGGGTTTCTAAAACCTCTTCATTTTGTGCTTCTTCACGAACAATTGGTTTTGGTGCCGGTCTGGATAAATGTTCCATGAGATTTCCGTAAAATCCTTTAACACCTTCCATTTCGGTTTTCGTTTTATTAAGTTCTCTGTACATGTATACTGTGGCAACAATACACATGAGCACGGCAACTATAGTAGCGGTATCGCGGTCGAATGTAAACATTATATATAAAATAACGAGCTAAGTTTTTAAGTTCTTATAATCGCACCCATGTGCGTTCTTTTTTCGGTTGGACACGGGTACCCCATTTGCGCAAATTGGATTTCCTGGTAATGTCCCTCTTTACACTCCGCGTTTTGTAATGGTTGTTCTGGTTTTTTACCAACCAAATGATCTAAAGTACCTGATTTCGGGTCGTATGTTATAACAAATATAAATGCTAAGAGAAAGACTAATTGCCAAAACATTTATAATAAGTGGCTAAATTAAATTGCTTAGTTGGAATACATCAAACCACCCATACCGTTTTCGATACGGAGGATATTGTAGTTGACGGCGTAGATATCGTCTTCTGAGTTCGCGGTATCGTTAACAAGTCTCGCCGAATCGAGTCTACTAAAGTTGAGCGAACCGGTTGGTTGGAGTTTGGACGTGTCGAGACAGAATGGGTACAAGAAGAACTTGTCGTTTTCACCCGTAGCTACAGTAGTAGAAGTAATCGTCGCGACATTAGTGTTATATATCTCCGCTACGACAGTATTGGTGTATGTAACTGGGAGTGATACAGCTGGGTTTTCGACTGACGTCGTTATGTTAGTAATTGGTTTGGAACCAACTGTGTGGTAATACGAAGTGATCGCGGTGTAGTGTGGATCAACATATTTGAAATCGGTCACATCCGTGCCGTTGATTTGGAGTTTCATTTTGTTTGTGTCACTTGCAATAGTAAGCGCACTACCATCGGCGGCGGCTAAACACTTGATTGGGTGGTTAAAGTTTAATTCTTGAACTTTGGAACCAGATGCAATCGCTTTTTGTGTTTGGGTAATAACCATATTTTGTGGCATGGAAGACAAAGCCGTTCTCTCATCCGTATCGAGGTGAATGAACTGCGCGTAGACTTCAAATTTGGCACTTTGGAGATTACTTCCCCATGTGATTCTCAATTCAACGTCGTGGTATTGGAGTGCAATCAATGGCAAAGCCGATTGTGTGTTTTCGCAGAACGAAAACCTGAGTGGATAGAACTTACTTTCAGCCGCCTCAGCAAACCCAGAAGTAGACTTCGTGAGATTTTGTGCTAATACAGTTGGTGCAATGTACTGAGAAAAAGTAGACGTTTGTTCATCGATGACTTGACCACCAATTAACAATTCTACTTTAGAAATGGCAGATACCCAATCGGCTGGTGAAAATGTAACTGCTTTAGTACCATCATTTGGGGCGATATACACGTAACCAACCATATCCCCTTTTCTTTCGAAACGGACTGTCGACATACCATTTGCGGCTGGGTTGCCCTGGATAACCTGTCTTTCAACAGTTTGGGCGAAATTCGTGTGACGTTTATAGTTAGATCTAAAAAAGGAAACTTCGGGCTGACCGACGAGGTGTGCATCTTGGGCACCTACGGCAACGAGTTGAGCAATACCTCCAGACATGTTTTATATTATAGTAAGGTTTTATTTTTTTTAAATTACGAAAACCC